TTACGTAACATGTGAGGGTGATTGGGCTTTTGATAAAGACTGGAAACAAGCACCATGGTTCGGTGAAACTACATGGGGTAGGGCTAAAGTTGATTCTTTTGTACACATAGACGGTACTGATACCGCCAGAGTTATAGATTTTAAAACTGGAAGATATGACGGTAATCAGGAGACACACAGAGAACAGTGTGAGTTATATGGAGCTGTGGTATTAGAACGTATGCCTGAAATAAAAACTATTACTACTGAACTGTGGTACTTAGACCATGGCAAAATAGACAGGTATGAATATAGTGCAGAAAATATAGTACACAAACAAAAGAAATTAAATGACCGTGCTATAGCCATGACCGACGCTACCGAGTTCCCAGCTAAACCTAGCACATTCGGTTGTAAGTGGTGTTACTTTGGTAAAGAGAAAATGTGTAATGACAGATATGAATGATTTATTCAATATGATACGTGGTGGAACTATTAAGCGTTATCACACCCTAGAAACTATAGGTGAGCAGTCGGTGGCTTCTCATTCTTGGGGCGTGGCTATGATACTACAGTATCTAGAACCTAACGTAAGTAAAGAAGCTATATTAAGAGCGTTAACACATGACGTAGCTGAATTATTTACTGGTGATATTCCTGCCCCTGTTAAATGGGCTAACCCTGATTTAGTTAGTGTGTTAAAAAGGATAGAAGACAAATACGAAAACGATATAGGTATAAGTTATCAATTAAAACCTGAGGAGGTTAAGTTAGGTAAACAAGCCGATATGTTTGAGTTGTTAGTATTTTGTGTACGTCAAAGACGTTTAGGCAATACTAATATGAATGAAGTTTTTAGCAACGGTGTTGAGTACCTAGCTGATAACGATTTAAATAAAAGAGGTAAACAATTACTTGGGTACCTCACTAAAATATATGGAGGTATATAAATGGAAGGTAGTGATTTTAATTTTATAGATTTACTAGCACACGGCGACGTAACAGCTTTAGAGGAAGCCCAAAAAAGTTACGGTGATAGTTGGCGTAAACGTGGTGGGGTAGGTGCATTTATGATGTTAGCCCGTAAGTGGGATAGGATAGAGAATCAGGTAGGTAAGAATAACTATGACGTATTTAAAACTATTAAAGATGACCTTACTGATACAGGCATATTAGATGATATACGTGATTTACGTAGATATTTATTATTAGTTGAGGCACACATAACTGATAAACCGTATAAAGATGACACAGAGTATTTTGGGCAATGAAGAGAGGTATAACGTTTAGTGCTTTTGATTTATTTCACGCTGGACACGTAGCTATGTTATCAGAAGCTAAAGGTGAGTGTGACTATTTAATAGCCTGTATACACGCTGACCCCAATAAAGAAAACTCAAATAAAAATAAACCTATACAAAGTTTATTAGAGCGTCAAATACAGGTAAACGCTTGTAGGTACGTAGACGAAACTATAGTATATGAAAGTGAAGAAGACGTACGCAATATATTAAGGACTATACCTTGGGACGTAAGAATTATAGGTGAAGAGTATATGAATAAACATTTTACAGGTAAAGAAGAATTTAATTTACCTAGTAAAGAAGTTTACTATAACTACAGACAACACACGTTTAGTAGTAGCGAACTTAGAGAAAGGATAAAATGCAAAAAAGACAAATAAGTTTATTTACGCCTGAGGTGGACTGGACACCACCAAGTAGTTTACCAGACCTGAGTGGATACAGCGAGGTAGCTATAGATCTAGAGACATACGACCCACTATTAATGTCTCATGGTCCATCTTGGGCTTTCCCCGATACGGGATATATTACTGGTATAGGAGTAGCGACTAAAGACTTTAGTATGTACTTCCCTATACAACACGAAGGTGGTGGTAATTTAGATAAAGGTTTAGTATTACGTTGGTTTACTAAACAGATGACGTACGAAAACGATAAAATATTTCATAATTCTTTATATGATATGGGTTGGTTAAAACGTTATGGGGTTAAGGTAAACGGTAAAATACAAGACACCATGTTCGCAGCACCTTTAATAGATGAGAATCAATACAGCTACTCACTTAATAATTTAGGTGAAAAATATTGCGGAGAAACTAAAGATGAAACTTTACTTATTGAAGCAGCAGAAGCTTATGGGTTAAACCCTAAAAGTGAAATGTATAAACTACCAGCCAAATATGTTGGTCCATACGGCGAGCAAGATGCAGAGCTGACATTAAAACTATGGCAGGTGTTTAAAGAATTAATTAAGTTAGAAAACGTAGGTAAAATTTACGACCTAGAAACTTCACTTATACCTATACTTTTAGACATGAGATATAAAGGTGTACCAGTAGATTTAGATGTAGCTGAAAAAGTAAGTAAAAGATTAAAGAAAGAAGAAGACTCAATATTAAACGCTATCCATAAAGAGTTCGGTACTAAACCAGACCTATGGGCAGCACAGTCAGTAGCTACCGTGTTTGATAGAGCTGGGTTAAGTTACCCACGCACTCCTAAAACTAACGCCCCTTCTTTTTCAGGTGATTGGTTAGAAAACCACGACCATAAGTTAGCTAATAATATAGTAAGAGCACGTAAGTTAAACAAAGCTAGAACTACCTTTATAGATAAAATGATACTAGAGCATAACGTAAACGGTAGAATACACGGAGAACTTCATCCGTTACGTAGTGACCGTGGAGGCACAGTAACAGGTAGATTCAGTAGTAGTAATCCTAACCTACAACAAGTACCAGCCCGTAACGAAGACATTGGTCCACTTATACGTAGTATCTTTGTACCAGAAAAAGACCACTACTGGGGTGTGTTCGATTACTCTCAGCAAGAACCTAGATTAACAGTACATTATGCCTCAGCTACCGAGCAAGAAGGTGCAGCAGATGCAGTAGATGCTTACCGTAATAAAGACGCAGACTTTCATCAGGTTGTGGCAGACATGGCTAACATAAGTCGTAAAGAAGCTAAAATAATTAATTTAGGTCTTAGTTATGGTATGGGTAAAGAAAAGTTGGTTAAACAACTAGACCTTTCTATGCAAGAAGCAGAAATATTATTTGATACGTATCATAAAAGAGTACCTTTTATCAAAGGTTTAAGAGATCAGTGTGCTAGGCTAGGGGCTAACCGTGGATATATCACTACTATCGCTGGTCGTAAGTGTAGGTTTAATTTATATGAGCCTAAGAATGATAGAAAACCACCTTACCCTTATGAAAAAGCTGTTACCGAATATGGTAGTCAGGTTAAAAGAGCCTACACCTATAAAGCTATGAACAGACTTATACAAGGTTCAGCAGCAGATATGACTAAACAAGCTATGGTAGAGTTATACAAAGAAGGTATACTCCCACACACTCAAGTACATGATGAGTTAGACATCTCAGTAACCGACACACATCAGTGTGAGACTATAATAAAAATCATGGCAGAATGCACACCTTTATGTGTTCCCAATAAAGTTGATGCGGAGATAGGTAAAAACTGGGGAGAAGCAACGGTTCATTATAAGGAGTTTTTTAATGACTAAACGTACAGAAAAAGATACTATGTATTCAAATATATACTCACACTACTGGAAAGAAGCCATGACCCTAGAAGAAATAGGAATCAAATATGGGATTACTAAAGCACGTGTGTGGCAGATAATAAGATTTAATCAATTAGGTAACGGAGATTACTACACTGGTTATAAAGCATACATGGATAAAAAATCTGAAATAGATAACACACCTGAACTAACCACTAAACAAAGAATTACTCAGTTAAGAGAATGGTTAGATATTCAAAACATTAGACTTATAAAAGGTAAATACGATTCTTCAACCGTTGGTAAATGATCATTTTGAATATCCTTTTAATCACTAGTGACTTATAGTTTAATAAAGGTAGTTAGCTAATACAGGCTAACATAACAACCTTTAAGGAGGTACTATTATGGCAGCAGCCGTTGAAACTATGGCTTATGCAGGGGAAGTTCCCTGGCATGGGCTAGGTGTTAAAGTTGATAGTAACTTAACACCAGACGAAATGTTAGTACAAGCTGGACTTGATTGGACAGTAAGTAAGCG